ATTCCATTTATAGAACCAACATATTTTGAGCAAAGAAGTGAAAAAGTAATCTTTGAGGAGATTACTGAGTTCATTGTAAATTATGGTTCTGCCATTACTAGAGAAGCACTAAATATTGAGGTTGAGAATAGGACAGATCTAAACGAGAGTGAGATTAAGGAAACCAGAAACATCTGCAATTCGTTTACAGATTTTCCAGTAGATAAACAATGGTTGCTAGACACTACCGAAAATTGGTGTCGTGATCGTGCAATTTATCTTGCACTGATGGAATCTATTCACATTGCAGATGGGAACGATGAGAAGAAAAGTAGGGATGCGATTCCTTCTATTCTTTCTGATGCACTGGCAGTTTCTTTTGACAACAACATTGGACATGATTACTTAGAAAATTACGAAGAACGGTATGAGTATTATCACAGAAAAGAAGAAAAAGTTCCATTTGATTTGGAATATTTTGACAAAATTTCGGACGGGGGGATATCTAATAAAACTCTTACTATCGCGCTTGCTGGTACTGGTGTCGGCAAGTCTTTATTCATGTGCAATTTTGCTAGCTCCGTGTTGCTCCAAGGGAAAAACGTTCTCTATATTACAATGGAGATGGCAGAAGAGAAAATTGCTGAACGAATTGATGCAAACTTACTAGATGTTTCCATTAAGAGTATTAAAGATTTGCCTAAGTCAACGTTTGAAAATAAAATAACCAAGTTAGCAGCAAAAACTCAGGGTTCACTTATAATTAAAGAATACCCTACAGCATCTGCACATAGTGGACATTTTAAAGCATTGCTTAGTGAACTTGCACTTAAGAAGTCATTTAGACCTGATATTATTTTCGTTGATTACCTTAATATATGTGCTTCCTCTAAGTATAAGCAGGGTGGTTCTATTAATTCATATTCATATATTAAGTCTATTGCAGAGGAGCTTAGAGGGTTGGCTGGACAAACCAAGGTCCCTATCGTATCTGCCACCCAGACCACTCGTTCTGGTCATGGTAGCTCTGACGTTGACATTACTGACACTTCTGAGTCCTTTGGTCTCCCTGCTACTGCTGATCTTATGTTTGCCCTTATTAGCACTGAGGAACTTGAACAGATTGGACAGATAATGGTGAAGCAATTGAAGAACAGATACAATGATACTGTAACTAATAGAAGATTTGTTGTTGGAATTGATCGTGCCAAGATGCGTATCTATGATTGTGAACAGTCAGCACAAGATAATATACTTGACTCTGGACAAGAAGAAGAGTATAATAATAACGAGGATAGACCGAAGAAATCATTTGAGGGATTTAAATTTTCATGAGTAAAGTAAATACTGACGCATATCTTGAGTTTGTGAATGCCGTCACATCTGAACCTAGTCAAGATGCTGATGCTTTTGAGAATCGTATTCAAGAACTTCGTGGAGAAGGATTTGAAACACATCGACTTCTCACTGCCTCTGTTGGTATGTGTGCCGAAGCAGGTGAGTTTACTGAAGTTGTAAAGAAGATTATCTTTCAAGGTAAACCTGTCAATGAAGAAAACTTGTTTCATCTGAAACGTGAACTTGGTGATATTATGTGGTATGTGGCACAGGCATGTATGGGTCTCAATATTTCTCTTGATGATATCATTGAGATGAATGTTGATAAACTCAAATCAAGATATCCTGGTGGTGAGTTTGATGTCCATTATTCTGAAAACCGTATTGAGGGAGACCTATGACTGAAAATCAAAATCTAACAATAGAACTATCTACTAGTGATTGTACAATCATTAAAAACTTACTATCTGAAGTACTTCCTGAACAACTAGAAGAAGGCACTACAGACGAAGTAATGTTGCAAAGATTTCAATCATTGAAAAATCTAAGAACAGCATTAGAAGGAGCAATAGCACAATGAGTGAAAAAATAACATTAGAACTATCTGTCTATCAGGCAGCAGCAGTTCGTCAGTCATTATTTACTGATACAAAAGGATATACTTATGATCCTACATGTTGTCCGCAACGTGTGATTGATATTCGTCAAGCAATTGTAAGTCTTGATGAACAAATCGAAGAGGCACTTAAGGAAGAATAATGTATACAATTTTCAACTATCTTATATCATTCTGGACGGTAGTTGTGATGAATTGTATACAACCCGTGAACTGGAAATATTGTTATCGGGTTGACCAATGGTTAGTTCCCGATATTCAAGAAGGATGGAAACATTATACTGGTGAGATAGTTCCATACCAAACAGAGAAGGACTATCTTAATCAAGATGGTCCTTTCTAAATATTTTATAAAATATATGATTAAAGAAATTTTAAAGGAATTGATATTATCTTTTGAAACAGAATCAAATTATCCAGCAAAAATAAAGTATAGAGATTTTCTTGCACATGTCTACATGACTTTTGATAAAAAAATAGTATCATCTAAGGTAGATCGGGAAATGAATAAATATAAGAAAATGAGAATAGATGTGATCAACTATATTGTTGCACATGAAAATCAGATAATAAAACAATTAAGTAAGTAATGAAAAGTTTTTCTCAATTTATTATCGAAGCACCCGATGCCGCAACTCAAGCAAAGGCACAAGGATTTGTGAGTGATGGGCATGGTGGTTGGGGAAAAGTTATTAGAGGTTCCTGGGAGTTTATGGGGAAAACCTTCACTAACCCAAAAACAGGAAGAACAACAATTGAGTATTCAAATAAAGGAACAAAAGTAGGAGGACAAGATCGTAGACAAACTCCAAGAGAAAAAAGATTATCCGGAACAACATATGCTCCAATAGCAGCATCATATGAATATGGAACTAATGACTACGAAAAAGAATTAAGAGAAAAATATATCAATAAAGAAATTTTTAATATTGATGAATGGGTGAAGTGTGATGTTAGTGAAAGTATTGGAAAAATTATCCGAAGAGGAACAAACTATCTAATCTGTGTAACTGAAGACGGTGAGATGTTTAAACCTTGGATTAAAGATGTATTAGAATCGGTAACTAATAGTAATGCACCTTCTGGGGTTCCTGCCGATCAGAGACTTGTAGGAACTGATGCTTATCGGAAGTATGTTGAGAAAATGGTTCCTGGAAGTGAATGGGGCAAACAATTTATAAATAAATATAAGAAAAAGTAAGAATTATTAGATCTTCCGATGAGTAATAAAGTATTTGAAGAAGCTCCTCAGGCATCTCAACCCTCTGGTGGTGCAGCAGATAAACTAAGAAAGGCTGCAAGACAACTTGCTTACGATACTCGTTATAAAGTAAAAGGTAAGTTTAAGGAAGGTCAGAAAACTGATCCTGCATCACTTCAACGTGCTTATATGCAACAGTTGGGAGCATCCTCTGCACCTGGTCCTGTCAAGTTGCTTGCTAAAAAGATGTTGATGGGTGAACAGTATGATTTTGCTATGGTCGAATCTTCACTTCCTCAGATTTTTAATAAAGTATTTGTAGAAGGTGTTGGAGAATATGTATTAAGAGTAAAAGATCCTAAAGCAGGTTCTCAGTATACAAGATCTTATGGTACGTATGCTGCTGCAGAAGCAAAGGCAAGTGAACTTAGGAAAAAAGGTTTGCGTGTAGAACTTGCTAATGCTAGTAGTAGTGCAAAGAAAGATACTTATGATAATAAGGGTGGGGGAAAGAAAGATTATGATGGAGATGATACGGTTGAGACCTCTTCCAAGGAACATGCTGGTGTAGTTCACAATGCTATCCAACGTAAGAAAGGTGGAACACCTGACGGACAGGACACTCGTAAGGAAGAAGTTATCTATGAGAAAGAAGAGAATGGTGAAGAAAAACTTGATGTAATGAAAGGTAAGAATACTGTAAAGGTTAATCCAAGTCTTGGAGAAAGTATTCGTGCCGAACTTGATGCACTGAAGGCACAAAGAGTTGAGGAAGCAATGGCTGCGGTAAAAGCAGCAGGTCCTTCTCCTGAAGAAAAAAGGCAACTTGCCAATAAGGATAAGATGTTGAAGAAAAAAATGATGTTGCAGAAGCAACAAATGAATTTGCAGAGGTCGGGAAGACTTGCCTTGAATTATAGTGAGGAATCGGAAGGCACGATTCGTTATTGTCCTGCCTGTGATAAAAATGAAACTAGGTATGAGTGTAAGGTAAGTCCACAGTATTGGGATGAAAATTCTCAACCTAAAAAAGAAGATGAAACAACTGAAGAAGATCCAAGATCGATGCCTACTAAAATCAATCTTGCGAAGAATAAGTTGAGAGCAATGGGTCTTAAGATGTCTTATGATATGGAAGGTGATATGGTTAATGAAGAAGGTGTAGATTCATTGAAGGATCGACAATTGGAGCGTGGAGGCATGGGTGCTAGAAGAACACCAAACAAACCAATTGGTGCTCCTAATACATTTGGTAAGAAACCTGGTCAAAAATATGATGGGATGTCTGCCGTTGAAAAAGTGAAGGCAAGCATTGAGAAACGGTATGGTAAAGGTGCCATTATTGATACTAAGAAGAAGTAATGTCTGCAGTATCACAAAAACAACAGAAGTTCTTTG